GATCCAGATGCAGTTAAAACTATGGAACTTCTGAAGAAGGATACTAAACCATGTCCAAAATGTGGAACTATGATTCAGAAACTATCTGGGTGTAGGCAAATGTGGTGTCCGGATTGTCACACAGCTTTTGATTGGGTATCTGGAAAAATAGAAATGGGTAGAATCCACAATCCTCACTATGTAGAGTTTAGGAGGGAACGTATTTCTTCAAGAGAACATGGAGATATTCCGTGTGGTGGAATACCAACATTTAGGGAACTTCGTGAGATGAATGCACCTAATAATATCACGCGATTTGCTAATACATTGAACTTCCTTGATAGAGAGATAGCTTATCGTTATGGTGACCTATATGATCATGGTAACAGGTATCTTAGAGTAGGTTACATGCTTAATGAAATCAATGAACATTTTTTCAAAAAGGAAATACAGAGACGTGACAAACAGAGGGAGAGATTCAGAGATGTAAATAATATTTTTAGAATGGTTATAGATACGGGTGGAGATCTATTACGACAGTATGCACTTGAACCAGAAAGATACACTGAAATTATAGACATCTGTAAAAAATTGATAGAATACGCCAATGGGGTTCTTGAAACTATACGTAAGCGATATACTTGTATTCATCCCCAAAATATTTATCTTCATTAATTATAATATGATTTTGTTGCTGGTCATTATAATTTTGGTTTGGTTCCTCATTCCAAAATATAAAAAACCACAAGTGATACCTAATTTTATTTCAGATGAAGAGATTGATCATATCAAAAAGGAGGTTGAAAGTAAGTTTGAAGTATCTACTATTGATCAAAACAAGACAACTGATAAAACTATCAGAGATAGCGACACCGCGTGGTTAGATCTCGAAGATCCAGTAGTAAACGGAGTTGTTAAAAAATGCACATCTTTGACGGATAGACCCATTGCTAACTGTGAAAAGTTACAGGTAGTGCGTTATAGACCGGGTGGATTTTATCGTCTTCACCAAGATGCCTTTCCAAAAGGTAACAAAAGAATGTATACTGTAATTCTCGCACTTAATGATGACTATGAAGAAGGTGAAACCGAGTTTCCAAATATCAAAAACAAATACAAGTTGAAGAAGGGTGATGCCCTCTTCTTTCACACGTTGGACAACTACGAAATGATAAATTCCAGGGCTTTACATGGAGGACTTCCAGTAAAGTCTGGGGAGAAGTGGATATGTAATGTATGGGTTCACAAATATCCTTATGAGTGACAACTATACACATTTATAGCTACAGTGATCCTGTTAGGTGTTTGTATTTCTCTAACATTGTGATACAGAGTTGCTGGAAATACTAATACAGTACCTTCTTTTATTTCACTTTCATGTCTAGTATCAAATTCACTTTCAAAGTTGTCTTCGGTTGATACATACATAGAAAATGGATTCCTAAAAGAAGTTGTATTAGGTTGATCTTCATCCCGTAATATGTAAATTAATGAAAAAGAAGGAGTGTACTGTCTCCCGTTTATATTATATGGTTTGTATGAATTATTATGTATATGATATTCAAAACAACCACCTTCTTTGTATTCGCTAAACCATGTACTGTCTATCAATGATTTTTTTATAGTAATTGGATTTCCACTACGATTTGAATTTAGTTGTCTAATTGCTTCGTTAATCGGTTTCCATACTACTTTGTTTGCAATACCTTCATAGTTTTCTAATAAGTTTAATAAAGTACAATCTTCTATACCATAACTTGTAGATCCATTTACTATTCCTTGTTTATTATCTTTAGTATTATTTCCAATACTTTTAATTTGATCTAAAAACATTTTCTTGATATCTTCGTGATCTTCTACCTTTTCCCAATATACAAAATTAGATGGGAAATTGTGAATACCCATTATTTATTTAAAGATAATTCACATCTTTAAGCAAATGGTTGATGTAACAGATCTCGATACATATCCCGTGTGGTACTCATTTTGTATCGCGATGTTAATGGGTGTTACTCATGTGGTATTGGGACCCGATCATGTGAGTGCTCTCGTACTACTTGTCGCGGGTGTTAAGAGACATGAACAAATTTGTGATACCACTAATAAATGGCAGCTTTGTAAGAAGTCTGCTATGCAGGGTTTTAGATGGGGGCTTGGACACACAATAGGTCTCACTTTCATGACTGCAATTTTTATGACATTTAGGGACGATATTCCCATGGATGAAGTTGGAATAGTGAGTGATTACATTGTTGGTTCTATGATGATTCTAATTGGATCCGTTGCTCTCTTTTCATTATACAGATGGCATAAGCGTCGCCAAAGACAACTTTTACACCTACGTGATATAGAGACGAATCACTCAAGATTACACCCAGCTGATGGTTGTCCTCTACCTATATTGGGTAATTCAGAGGCACATGTAGAAGCTCATGAATACAATTTCACACATCGTCATGTCAATGAAAATGATGACGAAAATTCAATTACAACATCTAATACATTATGGTCCAGGTTTAGGCGTTGGAGAATGGGTGATACATTTACAGATAGCCCCACAAGTGCATATGTAATTGGTGGTGTTCATGGTATTTCTGGACTATCAGGTGTTGTATACGTCTTACCTGCATTGTTTCTTGATGATACAGTGCGTCTACTTCTATACCTACTCGGTTTCGCAATCACATCAATTGGAAGTATGTCAGCTTTGGGTGGTACATTAGGTCTTATGCCACAAGGTACAAAAAATATAATGCTTTTCAGTGGTTTCGCTGGTATGTGTGCATTAGGTGTTGGTACTGTGTGGATTGTATTAACTTATATGGGTAAATTAGATTTATAATATTATAATATACTATGAAGTCTGTGGTATTCACATATGGTCGTTTCAATCCACCCCATAAGGGTCACCGACTCATGATTGAACAGGTCATAGAGACTGCTCGTAAGTCAAATAAGACCCCAGTTGTTGTGGTGTCACACTCTACAGGTAACACTAAGAATCCCCTCCCCGTAGAGAACAAAATGAGAATTCTCAAGAGGTGGTTTCCAAATGTCACAATCGTGAGTTCTGCAAAGAATCGCAGTATAGCCAAGATTACCGAAAATTTCAACCAAAACTCAATTATGGTTGTAGGTGCTAATCGTCAAAATAGTTTCAAATTTCTCCCATTCAAGAAGGTTGCTGTGCCTCGTTCTAACACTGCACCTTCAGCCACCATGGCAAGGGCTGCAGCCGCTGCTGGTAACAAGAATGCATTCAAAAATATGACTGGTTACAATCTCACAAACAATTTGAGAAATAAGATTGTTAAAGCCAAAGTGAAAAAGTAAAGTAATGTTAGAGGGACACGAAGTTTTTGCTCTAGCTGAAGAAGTATACACACTCGGACCCGGGTATTCCGAGCGTGTATACCATAATGGTATGGAAGTTTTACTACGTAAAGCGGGTATTCCTTATGAAACTGAACGTATAGTTACAATTCCTTTCAAGGATCATGTAATTGGAAATTTAAGAATTGATATGATACTTAATAACGAAATCATATTAGAGTTTAAAACTATTAGAACTCTCAGTGATCAGAATGAGATTCAAGCTCGTAACTACTTGAATCTGACTGGCTTGAAGAAGGCGTATTTGATAAATTTCCCTCCGTTTCCAGGTCGTGATGTAGAGATTCGTTGTGTTGTATCCACACCATGAAGGGTAGAACCTTCGCTAATATTTTATAAAACTCCTTGGTATCATCGTGATACTTTTTAGCATTGCGTAGACCGTCTGTTAGTAACTCTCGGGCTCTCTGTAGATGATATTCCGCCTCGTCTACACAGAACTTTTGGTATTCGTTCATTATATATTATTCGCATCTAAACCTTTAAGTTTACAAAGTCTCTCTCTTAGCCTTAACCTGGTACACGGGTTTTGGTGAGGCATTCTTAGTGTTCATGGCGTTACTTAACCATGACTTTTTGTATTTAGCTAATTGAGTCTTAGTTGGGCTATGTATCAAGACATATTTAGTCGCTGCAGCCTTGTATGCATTGACAAATGGGCGTGGTATACCACCTGTATTGAGTGAGTTCATGACATACTTCTTCTCAAGATTGCGCACACGCTCCCTCTTCCACTTACTTACCAAACTCTTTTTAACATCATCCACATTCTTCTTGAAGGGAATACCTGTTTTGTTACCACCAGACATCTTAGCTATGCGACTACGCACTTCACGAATATCATTGTTGAGAGAAGGCTTGTATCTATCCATCCACCTCTTACCGTAAAGTTTAATAAGATCCTTACGGATAGAAGCATTATTCATACCCCTCTTTGTCATAACTTGTGTAGCCTTAACATTCTTCTTTTCTTGTGCCTTTTGTTGCCTTACAACCTTCTTTGGTGGGGGAGTAGGGGGCTTTGGCTTTGGCGCAATCATCATGTTACGAGCTTTCTCGATTTTCTTACAGAGAGTATCCTTGGTTTCTTTGGGAGTGATATCAATTTTCATAATCTTAGCAACCCTAATTAGATCCTCCTTAGTACCATAAGTCTTACATTTGGTTTTACCAAGCTTGAAGTCTTTGTTAGCACCGGAAAGCTTAACGTTTTTACCCTTGTTTTTAATGGTAGCGCTATTTTTGTTGACGACAGCATTAATCTTCTTACAAAGATCTTCCTTTTTA